AAGCAGGTCTGTAACGATTGCCCAGTCAGGCTGAGGTGCTTTGACTATGCCCTATCAGCAGGCATGAGTGGAATCTGGGGTGGCACTACCCATGAGGAGCGCCAGAAGCTCAGGTCTACTTCGAGCTAGGACCCTTATCGGCAATCTTGCCAAAGCTCTTGTTTAGCTCGTCTGGGTCAATCTTGCCGTCTGCAAGGTAAGCCCTTGACAGCTCCTGAGCAACATCAATAATTCCAGCAAAAGCAGCCATAGCAACAGCCTGGATGACCTCAAGGCCAATTACAGCGCCACCGACAAAGATACCTGTGACCTTCAAAATGATTACAGCTAGGGTTCTGCGAGCGATGTCTAACCACATAAGTTAGTCCTTCCGTAAAGGGTAAGTTGCTGCCCAAATGAGCATTGTTACCAAAATTGCCCAACCTGCAAAGTCCTTAGCAGAGCCTTCAAGCACTACCCAAGCGATGCCTAGGCCGAGGATGGTCCAAGACTGTTCTAGTTGGTCCTTTAGAAACTTCAAAACTTCCTACCTGCCAATGCGACTTGGGTGACAATCACAGAGGCAACAATTACTTGCTGCGACTGCTCTCGTACTTCTGGACTCATATCCGACCCGATTGAGCGTAGGTTCTCTACAAGTTTAGCAACCTGTTCTAACGCTAGTTGCGGTAGCTGCGCGATGTTTTCTATCAAACTTTGCTCGGCTTCAGGCTCTATAACAGGCGTAGGCGTGTTTTCAGGGCTAGGGGTAGGTGATGGGCTTATTTCAGGCTCAATCGGCTCTACGGGCGTTACAGGGCTAATTAGAGTAGGTTCTGGCTCTGGCGTAGGTTCAACAGCAGGCTCAGGCACAGGTACTGGCGCTGGTTCTTCAGTTACTTCAGGGCTTGGCTCAGGCTCAGGGCTAGGTTCTGGCGTAGGTTCGACAGTTGGCTCAGGGCTTGGCTCTACTACTTCTGGCGTTGGCGAAACTTCTGGACTCGGCTCAGGAGATGGTACAGGCTCAGGGCTGGGACTAGGACTGTAATCAGGATGGTAAAGCAAACTAGAATCCAGCTCACTGCGGTCAAAAGATACCACGCTAACAAAAGTGGTGAACTCACCAGCAAAGCCACCCTCGCAAAAGTGCTGGGGAATGTTGCCTTTATCCAAGAAGTAGTCGTTTTCATTATTCCATCCAATTCCAAACTCTTGGGTTTCCCCAACCGAATTTTGACATGTTACATAGGCTGAAGCTTGTGCAGAGTAGGCAGGTAAAGGTTGCCAAGCCATGAAGAAAAGAAAAAAGCCCACAGAGGTTATCCGTAGGCTTTTTGATTTTGCTAATCGTTCGAGCAAGTTATCCCAGTTTTGACCAAGTTAGAGGGCCAACAATTCCGTCTGCTAGTAGGCCATGCTTCTTTTGAAAAGCAACCACAGCAGCGTGAGTAAGTGGGCCAAATGGTCCTGGTGGGTTTACACCTAGCTTGTTTTGTAGGTAAAGCACATCTGGACCTGCTGGCTCGCCGCGCTTTAGCTCTGTGCCTCGGTAGGCTCTAACACCCTTGGCAGGTGCAGCACTTGGCTTAGCTGGTGTAGCAGGTTTGCTAGGTATGGCGCTTGTAGGTGCGCCTCTAAAAGCTTCATAGTCAATGTTGCCAGCACCCATAGTTGGCTTGCCACCAACACGGAATGAGAAATGAAGGTGAGCGCCGTAGCCGTTTTCTTTGCCAAGACCTGAGCCACCGACAAGTCCAATGACCTGACCCTGCTTTACTTCTTGACCAGCAACTACATCAATTCGTGATAGGTGTAGGTAGTCTGCGTTGTGACCTGATGGGAAGCTTTGGAAAATCATTCGGCCACCAGAGCCAGTAAAGGTTGGAACGATGCCTGTAATAGTTCCATCGGCAACCGCTTTGATTGGTGTGCCAGTTGGAACCGCATAGTCAATGCCAGGGTTTAGGGCTGGTTTTGCTCGGTTCTTATGTCCGTCAAAAGTGTCAGAGATGCTGCCACCATCTACGGGTCTAATCCAAGTTGTCATTATTTTCCTATCGTGCTAATTAGTAAACCGATAATTGCGATTGTTGCTGCTGTTAGTCCTGTGTAGGCAACGCGCTCAATCCAAGCAAGCCTGGCAAGGGTTAGTTCTACTTCTCGTAGGCGTTCTGGCACATCGTCAAGGTGGTCTAACTTCTGTAAGACCTTGACTAGAATCTCGCCATGCTCAAGTTGCTTCTTGTAGATGTCTGCTTGAGTGATGCGAACCGAAGTTGTTTCCTCAGCCATTAGTTTTGCTCAGGAAGCCCGAAGTTACGCTCTGGTATTACTGGGTCTGGTCTTTCGTTAGTTCCAGAAAGAGTTTCTTTGCAGCCACCACATTCGACTACGGGTGAATTTCCTGGAACATTGTATTCAACATTTTCATTAGCGCAGTCTTTTTCGTTACAAGTAAAAGTAAACATTAGGCTATCTCCACGATTGCGTTTATTTCATAGATGCTTCCAGTAACCCAAGTTGCAGGAATTGTGCTACTCATGTCAGTTCCACTAGCATAAGTTCCGCTAGCGTTGTTTACAACCGCTGCCACTCTGTTGCTGCTGATTGCGACAGTCGTCAAAATGTAACTTGTGCTTGAAATAGTAGCTAAGCCAGTTCCAACAGGGGAGAAAGTGCTAAGCGGAGCCGAAGTAAATCCAGATGGAAGAGTAAAAGTAGGGGAACCGCTTATAGCACTTGTTGAACCTAAGACAAATCGAATAGCTAAAAAGATTGTTTTACCAACGACATTGTATTCAGCAGTAATAGTCCCGTTGCCAAGAGTTAAATTACTAGTGGTCGGAGTATAAGAAGTCCAAGCTCCAGTAGAAACAACCGGCACCCAAGCTGCTCCAGAATAAGAGTCATACCTGTCTAAATCTTGTAGGTATGTTGTCATACCGTCCACAGGGCTAGGAATAGCCGAGCCTCTCGCTGCTGTTCCAGCGAAAGTCATAATTGGTCTATTGGTAACGAACTGTGTTCCGTTATGTACGCTTAGTGCGTCAATATCATTTAGGTATGTGACCATGCCCTCTGTGGCAGTTCCAATAGCTGAGCCTCTGGCTGCTGTACCTGCGAAGGTCATAACAGTCTGGTCCATTAGGAAACTGTTTACATCGGCTGCGGCTAGAACTTCACCAGCGGTAAATACTTTTCTTGGCATTGTTTTCCTTAGTTCTTTCTTTTGTAGTTTAGCACTAGTAGCTCAAGCGGTCATCGTCAAGAATACCCAATACAGGGTCATCAAGAATAAACAAGGTAAAGTCCAGTCTTTCAAGCGATAGGTTTATGCGCTTCTCGTTGTTTTGCCAGTCATGGCTAAGACCGATTACTCGGCAATACTGCTCGATAGCAGGTGGGATACCTGAAGGGGTGAACTTGACTTGTACGATGTCACCGATTTCAAGGTCTAGCACCTCATTCTGCTGTGCCTCGCTCAGCACATCAAGAATCACCGAAAGGCTTTCAAAGCGATACTGAGGTTCCTTAAACCTAGCCAACAAGAACTCAGCTAAAAACTGAAGGTCATCAGCATCGTTATTCAGCAAGCCGTTTACTGTGTAAGACCTTGGCCCATAGACAAGCTGTGACTCAGCATCTTCAGCAAGGGCTTCCTCTGGGAATGTAGGAAAGTCGTTAGTTAGAACTATGCGGTTGTATAACTGTTCTGAGCCATAAACAACACCAAGCTCAGCAAAAGGCACAGTTGTAAAGCCAGGGATAGAGGCTTCGTCAGTAAAGATAAGGTCAATTACACCAGGGGGTGAGTTACGGGCCTTGAATACAAACTTGTTGTCTTTAGAAACAAAGACCTCACCTGATTCGCTGGTAGCTACTAGCTGAAGGTAGCTGACAGCCTGAGTGCCTTCTGAAATGTCGGTATCTGACATAAAGCTGTTACCTGTGTCAATTTCCCTCTTATCAGCAGGCCAAGCGATTTCTGCAAGGTCAAGTATTCGTGTCACTCTAGCGCCTGATAGCTCGACATCAGGAAAAACCTCTGGCAAGTTATTGATTGTTAGGTTGCTGAGTCCATCTGAGGCTTGGAAGCTAACAATAGACCTGTTGCCTGGCTCATAGGCAATGTCAAGGTCGTCAACATAGCCGTAGATAACAGGAAAGCCGTTACAACTGATTCTTATTTCTTTACCAGGAATAAGCTCGCCAAAGTAAAAACCATTTTCATAAAGAGGGTCAAACAAGCGGTCAAAGTTATCTACAACAAGGTTTAGTTGCCCAGCGTCAATGCGGTCTAGGGCCTGGTTCTTACCTCTGGAAGTGGAAACCGAAACAAGTCGGTCACTTATATCAAAGAACCTGTCACCGCTAAGTGTGTAGAGGGTGTTGTCTAGTACACCTCTAGTTGCGTCATCAAGCAAGAAAGTGTTTGGGTCCCTCGCGCCTAGGTTGACACCGAGTTCAACCTTGACTGATGGTGCTGGCATTACGCACCTTGCCAGACAGCGCCAGAGGTGCGCTCGTAGGACTTGATAGCGTCAACGATTGCTTTACCGATTGTAGGGCCAGAGCCAACACCGCCGCTTACCTCAATCTGGTAATAGTTATTGATTACTTCTCTGTTAGCGAAAGCTGAGCTTGCACCTACACCAGCAATGCCAGAAGCTATGCCACCAAACTCGCCGTAAGCCTGGTTTAGCTGACCGATAAACCCACCACCTGCTCCTGCTAGAGCTTGGGCTAATCTGCCACCTTGTATTGGTCCTGCTGCAATCACCTGCTGAAGAAGGTCATTGGTTAGTCCCTGCTGAGATAGTGAGGTTATGTTTTTTGCAAAATCTTTAGTTCGTGATAACAGTTTTTGGATGTTTCTTGTAATTGAGTTGACTGAATTACCAAGGTCGCTAAGGTTAAAGGCCGAAAGGATTGATTCCTTTATTCCCCCAAATGTTGACTTGACCGAATCTGCAAAAGACTTATAGGCTGCCTCACGCCTGTTCAATCTTTCTTCTTCTGTTCTAGCTGCATCGTCTAAAGCTCGCTGCAACTCTCTTGCTGAATCACTTTGTGCATTATCGGCACTGACGGCGGCGGCGGAAGGTGTGCTACCACCTGAGCCTCCAAGTGAACTACGCACAGTAGCAACGGCGGTAACAGTTGCCTGTGTAGCGCGGTTGAAGGCGTTTATTTGGCGTTCCATGTTATCGGCAGTACCAGTTAGCACTGGCCTAACTCCTGCTGATGCCCTAGCAAGTCTTTCCAGTTGGTCCGCAGTTGCACTGACTTCGTTTAAGTGACCACTAAGCTTAAGCGCCCTTACCCTGTCCCATTCAGCAATGTATTGTTTTACTGCAAGTTGGTTGTTGTTTACTGTGTCCTTAATGTCAATGCGCTTACGGATTTCTCCCGCAGGGTCAAAAGCTAGGAAAGCTTCCATGTCAGTAAAGAACAATCCAATGGATTCACCCATGACCTGAAAACCAATTATTGTATTTTCAATAACCATCAACACATCGTGTAAAGCATCTGTAAGAATCCAAATAACGCCTGTTATACCTTCGAAGAAATCTGCTATTGAAAAATCTTTTCCAAAGATTGTTGTAAACAAGGATTCAAACTGAATTATTAAGGCTGAGACACTTTCACCAAACTCAGTGGTAGGGTCCATTGCCTCTTGAAAGAACCCAACAACTCCTGATAAAAGCTCAGCTAAGAAACTAAAAGCAGATTCCATCCCTGGAGTAATGTCTTCAAGAAGCTCTCTAAAAAGAGTGTTTAGCTCAGCAACTGCTGGTATAACAGCGCCACCAAGATTTGCTTGGAAGTTTTCAAATGTAGCGCCAAGTTTCTTTTGCTCGACATAAAGAGTTCCCTCTTGTTCGGCAAAAGTCCCTACCGCGTCAGCTGCTCTTTGGTACAGAAGTTCTAACCGAATTGTCTGCTCAGCGTTTCGTCTAGCTGCACCCTCAAGATTGTCTAGTCCTCTAGCGGCAAGCTCAGAGTTAATTTCGCTCTGCTTCATAGCGACACCGAACTTCTCAATCGGGTCGTACTCACCTCGGAACAAGGCGGTCATACCAAGCAAGGCTTCTTGGACATCGTAGCCATAGAGGGTGGAAAGGTCTTGAGCTAGGCTAATAAGCTTTTGTGTTTCTACGGCAACATCGCCCATAGCAAAACCAGATTGCTTTAGAACCGAACCGATAAATGTAGATGCCTTGGCTGCCTTAGATTGGCTTAGACCCATCTCGACAGCATCTTTGCTGAATTGTTGCATCTGTGGCGCTAGGCCACCGAAAACTTTTTGAACACCGAATAGGTTTCGCTCTAGGTCACGAGCAGCGTCAATAGAATCTCGGCTAAAACTGATGATTTTGGCAGAAGCGCCAAATGCAGCAAGACCAGCAGCAGCTTTGCCAAGGCCAGAAGCGAAAGTACCCATTTTGCCATTGAAAGCGCCTAGCTCACCAGTGGCTTGCTTGATGCCATCGCCCTTAAAGGTGCTGACGATGTTCAAGAACATGTTACTCATTTGGAAGTCCTATCAATGTTTGCTTTTACTATTCTGACAGTCTTTTCAAGCGCTAGCTCTGCCTCACGCCTAATCTGTGGGTAGGCTTTATCGAAGCCAGGGTAAACATTTCTTGACTTACCCTTCATGCTTTTCTTTCTAATTGCTCCAAGCCCACGAATAAAGTAAGCTACACCTTTCCAGGTTGTCATGTGCTGACGCATTATTACTGGACCACCAAACAACCGAATCGGGTAGGCCCTTGTCTTTTGCGCTCCTTGAAAGCTTCTAGCCAAATCTGTTATTACAGTTGCAGCAGACCTTACTCGCAACCGAGCAATTCCTGTGCCTTTCTTTTGAGCTTTTGTATAGGCTTGAATAAGGACCGAATCATACGGATACCTTTTCTTGTCGCCTAAAGGCCCACCAGCAGAGCCGTAGTTAGTTCCCCAGCCTGTCCTACCACCGTGCAACATTCCGTTGTATTTTACTTTGAGGCTTCTTCCGTTTCTTGTGATTGTTCTTGTGGAGTTTGCGAACGGGCCATCTTTGCCTACTGTTTTTAGTTCTCTTTTTACGGATTCCTGTGCTGGTTTTGCTATTCTTTTATAGTCTTTTTTCAGTTGTAATGACAAGTTTTTGTCAATCTTGTTTAGTTCTTTGATGATTAGCTTGTAATCGGTGGCTTTTACTGTAATCGTGCCTTGACCGCTTGTGTAAAGTTTCAACGCCATTTATTCCACCTATTCTTTATCTATTCTACCGAAGCAAAAAAAGAGAGGACACCCCGAAGGATGTCCTCTCAAGTGCGAGGTGCTTGGCGCTGTGCCTTATAGACCAGATACCTGCCTAATGTCCACAGCATCCGCTCATCTAGCTCAATTAGCTCTCTGGGACTAATCCCAGTTTCGCAAGCTAATGTTGCAATGTACCAGTGAGCAGATGAGTCACCAAGCCCGACTATTTTTTTT